TGGCAGCGGCGACAGCCGCCAGCGCGGCATCAGGAATTGGCTTGTTTGGGAATTCTTCAAGACGGTCAAGCGCCAGCGCGACCTCATCAACCAACAGGCGGCGGCCTAACGGCCCCGCCCCAACAACTAAACGGGAGACCACGATGACAATTAGAATGGAAGAAATTGACCGCGACACGCTTGAGAAGCTGGGCCTGAAGCCTCCCTCCAAGCCTCGCGAGTTTACCGTCGAGATGGAACGCCAATGGGCCATCAAGGTTCTTGGCCCTATCTCTGGCCTGACCAAAGAGCAGCGCCGGCGCGTCCTTGAGCGCGCCATCAAGATGAGTGCTGCGTGATGCGCCGCTGTCTCGACGACATCATTGGGGCGGTCATCCTGACCGCCTTCACCCTTGGCTGGGTCGACTGGCTCTGGGTGTTCGGCGTAGAGGCTTCACGGTCCTACACTTGGTGGGCGGTCATCGCCCGATTTGGTCAATAGAAAAGGAGAGACCAATGAATATCGAAACGTACAAGAAGATTATTGACGAGGCGGATGGCAAGATCATGACCGGGTCCATCGTGACCCCGCAATATGTGAAGCTGCTGTCCACTCTGCGCCTCGCCGTTGACGAGGCCGGCACTGGATACCGCAAGATGGCTGACCGGGTCAACGACATGCACCGGCAGGTCGAGGCGCTCAAGCAAGAGAACGCCGACCTACGCGCCGAGGTGGCCAGCAAAGAGAACGTGGTCATCAACATCAAGCGCGAACACCGGGCCGAGATGAACGGCGCCCGGCGTCAGGCCGGGATCTGGAAGGCCAAGACTAAGCGTCTCGAAGCTACGGTATAGGAGGACATCATGAAACTAAGCGACATCATCTTCGATTACAGGCCGCACTCTGCGGATGGCTTGAGCAACCCCTTCCGGGTTCTTGGCGACCCGATGGTGCGGGTCATCGACCGGCGCCTGAGCCACACTATTGCAGGTAAGGCAAAGGACGGAGAAGAGGGAGAGACCACATATTATTATTATGTGCTGGTCTGCGGCTTTGACGGCTCCGGCGAGTTCGGACTGGGGTGGTATCCAGAGAGTGAGGTATTGGACGACATCAAGGACTTCTACGTCCCGCGCCTGCATGAAGGCGGCTAAAAACAAGCGCCCAGCTATCGCGGCTGGGCGTCCATCGAAGGGAGATGAGAGATGATTGTTTATCTTGCAACCAACACGGTCAACGGCATGCAGTATGTGGGGCTTACGCGCCGCACGGTTTTAGAGAGGCGTGTGTTTGAACATAGGTCTTCTTCACGCAGAGGCGCTGGCAAAGAAAACACGTTAGCCCACGCTATGCGAACGTATGGCGAAGATGTTTTTTCTTTCCGCGTTATTCAAAGGGTGCAAGGTTTAAAGGCGCTTTCTGCCGCAGAGAGATATTGGATAAGAGAATACAATACCAACTGGCCGAATGGGTACAACGTGAAAAAGGGTGGTTGTCACACCGACCCATTAACCACTGGGAAAAGGTATCGCATTCAGGGGAAAACATATTACGGATGCGGCCAGCTTGGTGATGCTTTTGGTATTGAGCCAAAAACTATTCGGGCGCGTTTAGAGGCATTAGGATGGACATTGCGCCAAGCGGTTGGGGTTGATGATCCTCCCGAAAGAAAAGGTGTCCCATCTATATGCAAGCCGATTACGTTTCGCGGCAAACAGTACGAAAGCCGAGCTGCCCTGTGTAGGGTTTATGGCGTACCGTTATTTAATTTTGAGGCAAGAAGAAAAGCTGGTTGGGTCTTGGAAGAAGCATTAGAGCTGGTAAAGCGGCCAAAGGTTTATAACAAGCCCCTAAACCCAGTAACGGCTTTTGGAAAAAAATATTCTTGTTTAGCTGAGGCATCTAGATGTTTTGGAGAAGACCTAAAACGTGTTTATGACAGGATGCACAATCTGGGCTGGAGCATAGAAGACGCCTTAACTGGAGAACGTTCAGAGCCTCACGGTGGATGGACAATATACACAGTCAATGGCAAGAAATATGTGGGGCAAGATGCTGTAGCTTCAGCTCACGGCCTTACAAAACAACAATTCAGGTCACGCTTAAACAGGGGGCATACGTTAGAGCAGGCGCTTGGCATAGAAAAAGGCGTAGGCCAAAGGGGCAAAAAATATGTCGTAGATGGCAAAGAATACCTTGGCATGAAAAATCTAGCCGAAGCATTTAACTTAACGACAGGTAAAATAAACACCCGATTAAAACGCGGGTATTCATTACGGCAGGCGTTGGAGCTTGATAAGGGGATGTGGATGCCAAGAGGCAAAAAACACATCGTTAATGGAAAAACATATTATGGGCATCGTGAGTTAGCAGGGGCCTTTGGGCTGACGGCCGCTACAGTTTCTATTCGGATGAGCCGCAAGGGGCTTTCCGCAAAAGAAGCCGTTGGGCTTAGTTAAACAACCAGAACAAGGAGACAAACCAATGGTAGGTAAGAAAACACCAGACAACATCGTCACCGCGTCAATACTGCCGGTGATCCTAAACCGCAGCCCGTACGCAACGCCCAACGAGGCGCTCAAGAGAGCCATCGAAGCTGAGGCCGGGAACGCGCCTGACTACCTGCCGCAGAACGAGCCGATGTTCTGGGGCGACACGCTTGAGGGCGTGATCCTCACCGAAGCAGCCAACCGCCTGTCCCTGACGCATCTGGAGACGGAGTTTGACGAGGCGATCTTCCACGACGTGCTGCCATTCGCCTGCTCGCTGGACGGTCAGGGGCTGGGCAGCAAGGTGTTCACGCACGACCCGGCCAATGGCATCTATGTGCCGCAGGGCGGCAGCGTCGATACCACCGGCCTTGGCGTTCTGGAGGCAAAGGTAACGGCGAATGCCGCTGAGGACGTGCCGGCGCCGCACAGAGGCCCGATGCAGCTACAGGGGCAGATGATGTGTACCGGCTACGCTTGGGGCGCTGTGTGCGTCCTGTATCGCGGCAATGAGCTTCGGATATTCCTGTACCGGGTGGACGATGCGATGCGTGATGACATAATTGACGCCATCCACGAGTTCGAGCGCCGCAAGCGCGACATTGACTGGTATGAGGTCTATACCTCGGCTGACGGCAACGTGGCGTGGGACCGCGTGGACGATGGTGCGCCGCCGCTCGATCTGAACGAGATTGAGGATGGCGAATTTTACGCGGAGATGCTGGTGCAGGCCAAGGCCGACAAGAAGGCTGCCGAGCAGCAGATCGACATCGCCGAGGCTGGCCTCAAGGAGATACTCGGCAACCACGAGGAGGGCAGCGTCACGGTTGACGGGTCCAGCTTCTACATCAAGTGGCCGATGCGGCGCACCAAAGCGCAACCGGCGAAGACAGTCGCCGCGAAGCCGGAGACAACGATAAGGCAGAAAACCCTGACAGTGAAGGAGGTGAGGCAATGAAGCCGCTCACATCGAAGCAGCACACCGTGCTGGCAATGATCACGCGCCACATCAGGCGCTATGGGTATGCGCCCACAGTGCAGGAGGTGGCGGACAGGACCGGGCGCAGCAAGACCGCCGCCTACTCGCTGATCAGTCAGCTTGTGGCGAAGGGCCACCTTGAGCGGGGCTATGGCAAGTCCCGCCACCTCAAGCTGGCATCATGATAGACCCAATCGAATGTCCTGACTGCGAAGGTCAGGGCGAATACCCTCAAGAGATGACCGTCATCGACTACACGCGCGGCGGCTACCTCGAGGATCGGATGGCTGAATGCCCACGCTGCGAAGGATTAGGGCTTGTAGAAAAGCCGGAAGATGGATACGATAAATAATCGCTTGCGGGCTGCGCGATGGCCCGCGTTTCCTCCCGAAACTTGCCCCGGCCTTAGTGCCGGGGTCTTTTTATTTCTTCTCTTTGATGCTTGAGGCCAATCCGCCCCCAAAATAAAATCCAACTATGCCAAGCATGATTTCACCCAGCCACATCGAAGATGCAAAGTCCTTGGCGGCTTCGACATTCTGCATGTCGATCACGCCGTACAAAGCCCCGACCACACCGTTTGCCATAATGAACAGGAACATCGCGGTAAACATCAGTGCGATGTAACGCTGCGCCAGTCGGAACGGCTGGTAAGCCGCAAGCAAATCTGTTTTTGCCTTGTTCTTTGCCGCGATTGATTCCTCGCTGCTGGTGTGCATGTCATCAATTAGGCTCATGCCCTGCTTGATTACATCACCTGATCCGAGGATTTTAGCTAATACTGCAAACATTATTTCCATTCTCCTGACTCTAACTGCGCCGCCATTTCATGCGCCCGCTTGCCAACCTGCCGCGACCACCTGCTGTCGAGAAGCTGTCGGCTGGCCTCAGCCATATCACCCGCAGCAATCGCCGCCTGCGCGAGCTTGAAGCCGTCCCAGCGTGGCTTGCCTAGATTGAACAGCAAAGATATCACGACCGCCTGTCGCGGCTCTGAGAGGCCGGCAAACCACGGGTAGGTCTGAGCCTCCTCGATGCAGCGGTTTATGTCGTTGGTCAGCAGGTAGTCGATTTCATCATCAGACAGACCGCCGCCCAAATCTTCATCCACCAAGCGCCCCACCCCGATGGTCCAGTACCCTCGACTGTCCTGATAGGCGTGTGGCACCACACCCTCGTGGCGCCTAATCATCTCAATCAGTTTGCTCATTTTCTGCACTCCATCACAATTTGCACGGCACGTTCCCAGCTATCACTCTCCAAATTCGGGTCAGCAAAGAACCCCCGCGCCTTACGCAGTGACAGTTGGTTGATACAGCATTGCGCCTGAAACCACACCCTTCTGTCGGTGGCCGCGCACAGAGCATAGATATCATAGCTGCCTCTCTTGATCCGTTTCTTCCCGCCGCTGCCGGTCTGGAAGTGATAGCCCGGCGCCCTGCCGTCTGCCTGCGAGCGCAGCGTTGACGCCTTCACCTGCACCCTCATAAACACGCCGTCCTTCCACGCCACAAGGTCGGTGTCGTCCTGTTGAGCCATCGAGACTTGCCAGCCCTCCTGCTCGAGTATCGCTGCGGCGGTGATGTACTCGCCGATCAGACCTGTTGTTGTTGACACCTATTGAAGCCCTTTTAACCAAACAACAAAAGAAATCATCGCCGCTAGGGCAGCAGCTAAAAGGGCAAGAACCGCGCCTGCGCCTATTTTCTCTTTTATATCGGCTCTGCGTTTTGCAACGCGTTTGGCAGCAGCGGCGCGAACTTCTGTGGCCTCTTTACAAAAGCGCTCATAATCTCGCAACAGCCCCGGCCTGCCAGCGTAAATCATAAGCTCTCTGAGCTGTTTTTCCTTTTCTTTGATCTGCTCAAGAGCCATAAATTCTTCAAGATCAGAACCGCCAAGGCCACGCGCCCGCTTCTTGTTGCCAGCGCGGCGCAGCTCTTCCTTCGATGACATGAATGTGCCGATGGCCTTACCAGCTTTGGCAATGTCCTGACCATTGTTGACGACTTGTTTTATTACTGCAAAAGCAGCATTCGCGGCGGCAAGTTCTGCAAGCATCAATCAAACACCTTCGTCTCTTTGTCCACGTCCACTGGCAGGCAGTAGCTTGTTATTTTATTCGGTCCCTGTTTGTGCAGTATCTGCGCCAGATAGACGCAGTCGTTTAGATCGCGGAAATACCACGCCGGGCTGACCTTCCTGTCGTCAACAAACACCAGCAATAAAAAAGCAGCCTCAAGCACATCAGCCGCGCCTCGTCAGCTTCTTTACTGTCTCGGTTTCCCAAAGCCGCACCAGAATGTACACTCCAGTGAAGATCGCCACAACGTCAGGCGCGTGACCTAGCCACGCCGCAGCGGTGCCGGTGCCAGCGGCTACATCCAATCCGACTTTGGTTCCCTCGTTCATATCTACCAGCCAGCCGGAACAGCCTGCCGCATTGGCGGGTTTGCCAGCGCAGTCATCTGCTGATCAAGCATTGTCTGCATCTCAGCTTCGGTCTTTTCCAAAGCCTCAAGCGTCTTGGCCTTGCACCAGTCTTTTGTGATGTCATCGAAAGCAACGTAGTCACTGTCACCTTCGTCTGGTGTGTCTACACCAGCAGTTCCATAGGCTGTGACGGTAAGTGCCTCACCATCAGCATTTGTCTCGCTGTCAGAAACAGCAGTCAGCCGCCAGTGAATTGTCTGTATGCAATCAGCGTGTCCATTCTGTGCCTCATTGCAAACGTCTAGTGCTGGGAAATCCCAAGTGTAATTATTAGCCATTTTCTATCCTTCTAATTCCGCTACTTCAGTTTCAAGTGTGGTAATTTCATCTTGCTTGGCTTGCAAAGCTGCGACAGAAGTAGCGTCACCAAGTATAGCCTTCTGCATTAAATACATATGGTCTGAAGTCCACAGCATTGCCTTAAGCATCGACAAGTCTTGTTGTTTTAATTCTAATGACATTTTAACCTCGTTAAGTTACGAATACGCACTCAAGATTGACATGATACCAAGCGGCGGTTGCGCCGGGTTCTAAGATAATGCGGATGCCAACTCTGTTGCCCTCGTCCAAAGTGAGGTTGACATCATTGGCCTCAAACATAACTGTGCCTTGCGTGACATCAATTTCTCTGTTTGTGCCAGTAATTGCAGTTCCATTTTGCGTCACATAAACTCTTGCACCGCCTCCTGATAAAGCACTGTTTACATAGCAACGCATTTTCAACACCTTGCATTTTGCTGGTATTGGCGTGTTGATTAATGAAGCATCTCCGCTTGTGAGTGCGCCATTTTGATAAAAAGTTACCTCACTTCCACCTCCATTTGCTACGGGCGTAGACGGCGGAAACTGCATGAAAAAACGAGTGCCTACCACTGTGCCGGTCAAGCCAGTTGGAGTTAGTGAAACAGACATTACTTAGCCTCCATATCAGCTA